TGTTTTGTACATGCATGTTGACTCCTTTCGAGCGAAGGGCGGTCATGATCGGTGTCCAGCCGTAGCCGTACCTGCCTCTACTCGACCTTCTATTAAGGAGCATCAATGAATCTAATCACAATAGATGAGAGCAATCGCATCTTGTACGCATCATTTAGTGGAGAGAGTGCTGAGTCGATCGCAGATCGATTAAACATCTCTCTTTCAATAGTGCAGAAGCACATCAATGACTATAAAAACATTATAAGGGGGTAAGTGTGTTTACAGCAGAAGAGATTAAATCGATCATTACCTTTCGTGAGAATGGAATGTCATTAGATCAAGTTGCAAAGTTGTATGTAACTGATCGCATATCAATTCGAAAGATCGAAAGTAACTACTACAAGGGGGCTAACAATGGATAGAGAAGAAGAACTCGCCACAATCAAGATGATCAATTTTGCTAACGAGTTTCTCAAGGTAGCGCATGGGATCAAGAAGGAGAGCGATCGAGAAGATCAGTTGCCAGATGAGATTCAGGAATATCTGGCGAATGAACATCTGGATCGATTATTGAGAGAAGAGAATCTAGAGCCAGAGATGTTGATCTGGGGTCTGGTGAACATCATGGAGATCGTGTTAAAGATCGCAGACTTTAGCCCAGATCAACTCTCAGAGGTCATCACGCTATTTGTGAAGCAGAAGAGAGCAGAACTCAATGGATAGATTCGACATCACAGGCGCACCCTGTCAGTCTGGCGTTGATCCAGAGATCTTCTTTCCAGACTCTATGGATCACGCCAAGATTCAAGAAGCAAAGGCTGTATGCAAGGAGTGCTCAGTAACTCTTAAGTGCCTAACCTTTGCACTTAAAACTCACTCACAAGGCGTGTGGGGCGGTTTAACAGAGATCGAACGACAGAACTACCGAAGAAGAATGGAGCGACTTAATGCACATCAACAGAAAGCGAGTGAACTTAATTGAGCGAATGGCTAACAAATACCGACATCGCCAACCTCACAGGGTTGAAGATCGAAACGCTCTACAAATATCGAAAGCGCAACACCCTTCCAGAACCAGATCACTTGATCGGGCGAACGCCAGTCTGGAAACAGGAAACGATCAATCAATGGATAGCACAACGACCAACACTAGAAAAGGAAACAAATGACAACAAAATCACTAGATAACATTCAAGCCCTAAAAGAACTCGCACAGGAGTATGGCTTGGAGATCACAATCGTGCCCAACGATGAGAAGAAGATAAATCGCCCTCAGCACACCAACGCTGGAAAGACTTATCGCACCAAAGGAAAGATCCTTGCAGAGTTAAACTCTGCAAAGGCAGATCTACGGAAAGCCAAAGAGGAAAGAACTCAGATGCTTGCCCTAGCGAAAGAGAGCAGACGATCAGCGAAAGAGGCTCACGAGAGATCTGTTGTGCTTCTCAAGAAGGTTGAAGAACTAACTAAGGAAGCGATCGATCGTAAGATCCGAATTAGAAAGAGCAAGTAACTTTCGGATCTCACAATGCTCCACCAGAGTTACTTCACGACACATAAGCGGAGATCCCCACAGGTCACTATGTAATTGTGCTCCAGATCACATTGTGGTCTGGGGCATTTTTTTGACTATAAAGTTACTCATCAGTAACATTACCAACCAGTAACATCACACTCAGAGGGGGTGGGCATGTACGCAGTAAAGCGAAATAATCGGTGGACAGGCTATTACCGACTAGGCGGTAAACGCCTCTCTGCTGGCACATACGACACGCAAGCCGAAGCCCAGTACCACGCTCTCATGGCTGAGAAGAATGGCGTAGATCAGCCTTCTAGGTCGGTTCTAACGCTCTCTCAATGGGTGGATCAATGGCTACCAGTCGCAGATATTCAGCCCATTACTAAACAGGGCTACGAGCGTGTGCTGAGAAAATACGCCTTGCCGAAATTGGGCGATCAGCAAGTAAGTCAGATCTCCACCCGTACGATTTCAAAGTTACTTGATCAACTCAAAGCCGAGAATGTCGGATCAGCCACGATCGCTCAAGTCAAGGCATCTCTGGGGTCAGCCTTCAAGAAGTTAGTCACGACAGGTGAGATCGCCAGTAACCCGACTCATGGGTTGACTGTAAAGACCCGACATGCAGACATTCAGAACATCGTTACGCCCGCAGAGTTTAAAGAGTTACTTAGTCATCTCCAGACGCAGGGTGCAAAGTTACTTGCTCAATTCTTGATCACAAGCGGTTGCAGATTCGGAGAAGCAACCGAGATCCGAGTCAAAGACTTCAACTTCACAACAGGTGAGGTGTTCATACAGCGCAGAGTAAGTGATCTGGGGTCAAGTCATGAAGGCAGATTTAAAGTCATAGATGCAACTAAATCGGGCTATAAACGATCAGTAATGCTCTCTAAAGCACTACTAACAGAGATAAATGCCTATGTCATAGCAAAAGCACTATCAAAAGAAGATCTGCTCTTCTCAAGATCGCTTGTATGTACAACAGGTAAACTAGAACCTTCTCGTGGCAGAACGAAGTCTGAGCGACCATTCGCAAAAGACGGAAAACTGTTTAAGCATGGCACGCTCTACTCCTACACACATGGGGGTTGCAGGTGTGAGGATTGCAGATCGGCAGTACGAAAGTATCGCCAGAAGCAAAAGCCATACCACAAGCGTGACATGATCGATCAATCGAGTCACTTGCCACGAGATGTATGGAGAACCATATGGAACAAAGCAATAGCCAAGTCAGGTATCGGCTGGAGTCCTAGAACTCACGATCTCAGGCACGCAAACGCCACAGCATTGTTAAAGAATGGTGTGGATCTGCATGAGGTCAAAGAACGATTAGGACATCAATCGATCAAAACAACGGAGAGGTATTTACACCGAATCCGCCACCACCAGTCAAAGGCATCGGAAGTCGCTAATGACTATTTGGAGTGATGTAACTATGAAAGCAATATCAAAAGCACGAGTAATACTGGGGTCAATCTCAGTATCAGCAGTACTACTAGGAGTCATGATCGGGTTCTCAGCCCCAGCCATAGCCCCTAGTAAAGCAGAAGCCCAAACGCTAGTCCTCAAGCGATTTCAGAATGCCACAGTCCTTCCACCGAAGGATCTGGTCACTCTGTTAAGCGCAGTCGGGTTCAAAGGTCAAGCCTTGAAATATGCGTGGGCAGTCGCTATGAAAGAATCACATGGAAATGCGCTTGATTACAACGGCAACATTCATACTGGAGATCACTCGTATGGACTGTTCCAGATCAACATGCTGGGGTCTATGGGCGCAGATAGAAGATCCCAATTCGGTTTAGCATACAACGCTCAACTGCTAAATCCTGTGACAAATGCTCAGATTGCTTATCACATGAGCAACGCTGGCAGAAATTGGGGTGCATGGCATGGAACACAGACATCGGTAGTCAAGTTCTGGCTAACGAAGTACCCATACAAGGCACACACTCAGGCAAAGGTGAAGGTCAAGCACGTTGGTGTTAAGACAAAGCCAATCAGAAAGACAAAGCCTAAGCAGAAGCAATAGCAGAAGCCATACCAGAAGCAATACGAGAAGCCCCTCGAAAGAGGGGCAACTCTTAAAGGAGCATAATGAAAGACGATTACAAGCAATACCAGAAGACCAAGACAGAAACTATCAAAGAGCACTATAAGCGTGCTGAACAGTGGCATCAACCAGAGTTGCCGTTTTATGGAAGTAGAAAAGAAGATTTCTATAGTCATGTATCTAAGAAAGCCACACCAAAAGTCTTATCAGAACAAGAAGTCAATGATCTATTTTGGGATTTGTTGATCAATCTTGGCTGGAAGTTAGATCAGCGAGAGAGCGATGGTAAGCGGTTAATCTTTGCTTGCCCAAAGTGCAACATGGTTATCGATGATCAGCCATACTCACAGTTACTTGCCAGCGATGCTGCAACAATGTTCAATGTGAAGGCGTTAAAGGGAATGTTACAGACCCACAATGGCGAGCCATGCAAAGCCATATCAGAAGAAGAGTAAAGCCATACCAGAAGCCATAGCAAAAGCCCCTATAGTTTATTTACTATAGGGGGTTTTCCTTTCGAAGGGGCTACACAGTAGCAGGCGTGTTGTCCTTGATCAACTTCACTTCACAAGCATCGGTGGTGCAGTAAGCCTCACCAATAGCATCAGAAGCCATACCAGCATAGACACCAGCGAGATCGATAGGGAACAACTTCATGACTCCCTCGTTCTCATAGGTTTCTTCATCGATCTGGGTGTAAGGCATCTGTGGATAGACATCCTTCATCATAGGTAAGAATGAGACAGTCTTGAGTTGTCCATCGTACATATGCAAAGCCGTACCAATAGCCTTAGCCTCTGTCTCTGGATCAAAACTAATCGTTACTGAAACAGAGTTATCCGACCAATATCTTTGGGCGGTTGCAGCAAGTGCCATCTTCTCGTAGATTGATACGTCCTGCTCACTACGGCGTGCATCGCTCTTAATTGGAAAGTACACAACCTTTGTGTTCTCTGGATCTTCATTGGCTGGCTCAATGCGATAGTTAGCCATCTGGAAGAGTGGAAGCATTGGGTCAGTTGTACGGAAGCGAATGGTGCGGTAGAAGTACTTACCACCAACAGTCCAGTGAACTCCTGGAGATTCTCCAGCAAGGATAGAAACTGTGCCTGATGGCTTTACAGTTGTAGTCTTGATTGATTCACGAATACCGAGCCACTCTGAGTATGACTTATCGTAAGCCTGAATAACCTTGTAGCCCTCATCCATCCACTCACGAAGAGTTGGAAGACCACGAGTATCTGCAAAGTTAGCAACACCAGACATTGATGTACCAATACGGCGGTTGCGCTGCATGATTGCATTGGTCTCTTCCCAATGTGTTGGGAGAAGCGTTACAGTCTTGGCGTAGAGGTAAGCAAACTTGAGTGTGCGCTTGTAATCGTCAAGGTCTGTATGGCGGTTCAAGTAAGTCTCCACCAAGGTACAGCACTCGTATGATTCGAGAGACTGTTCAGCGCATGGGTTGTAGCCAGAGATACGCCAGTCCTTGTTGTTCTCTGGGTCTGCTAGGCGACCATACTTACGAGATACATCCATCCAGATAACCCCAGGCTCACCATTGCGGGCGATACCTTCGATGATTGGATCTAGGTCTTGACCTACAGATGTCTCAACAGAGTTGTTAGACATCCAGCCGTATGCCATACGATCTGGGTTCTTCTCGTAGTTCTTGAGATCAAGGAACTCTTGGTCATCAAGACGCCCCATGAGTAACTCTGCTGAACGGCGAACGTTGCCAGAGACAACACAGACGCCGATGAGGTTACCGATGTCCGCAATATCTCGACGAGTAAGTAACTCTCCACCACGGCCCGTGAACATAGAAGTTACATAGTTATGTAACTTGATTAATGGATCTGGCCCTGCTGCGGTTCCACCAAAGATTCTGATGGGTTCTCCTGCTGGACGGATGACCGAGTAATCAAAGACAGGCTTCTTCGTATCTGGCTTAAGGTAACTATTGATGAGGGCGGCAGTTGACTCAACCCAACCTTCTCGTGTGTCTGGGATGACATAGGCGGTACTGTCTTCTTCTGGCGCATAGATCTTGAACTCCTTGTCTGCTCCTTTGTCATCGAATCCAACGCCCACTCCGAGCATTGATGCTTCCATGAGAAATGCAAATGGCTTTGCTGGGTCGTTCTTGGTCATTGACCCTGTTGATACGAAAGCGCAGTTCTGCAGAGCAGCAGAGTTGCGTTGCTCGTTGACGAGCGGTGTACCCATAACCCACAAGCCTCGTCCTGGCGGTGTCCACTTAAGGTTCCACAAACGGTCAAAGGCTTCCTTAGCCGATGAAGCAGCCTTGGCATCTGACCATGGGAGGCGCTGACTTTTGGCGTGATCCTTTTGGATGGAGTACATGCCGTTGATGACACGCTCACAGTTGTCAGTCCATGTTTCCTT